TCAGTATTCTTCTCCGTCCCAGCCACGTAGACCAGGAGGACCGCAAACGGCTGATTTATGCTCCAAGGCCATTGTCACAGACTGAACGGAGGCAACAGCATCTATAAGTTCATCAGTTGAATGCTTGTCTGAAGTGGAATCCAGCAACTCTGAAACGGCTCTCATTAAGTCACGTCTCACATAGCTTTGCTCAATAACTCGTGCTTGATCAATTTTTTTAGACATATGCACTCACCTTATTTAAATTTTTTGGTTTCAACGGCAACCCATTACCTGATGTACAGGCTTTCGCCAGGGTAGATCAGGCTGTAGATTGACTTACCATTGTTAGCCGCTAGTGTGTACATGCTGATGCCATACTTGCTGGCAATGCTCCAGAAGCTGTCACCAGAGCGGACTGTGTAGTACGTGTGCGAATAGGTTTGTGCATTTGAACTGCGCGAACCATAGCTCTCCCCACCATTCACGCCCAAGGCAACATAATGATACCTACCTGAGTAGCTGAGATAACGCGCCCAAACATATGTGCCACGAATATACACATGATCATAAATCACACTTTCACCGGGTGCATAGCTACCAACAGATGCATAGCCGGTGCCGGCACCAGTGCGGATGTTAACAGTCGCGGACGGCTTGAACACACCAGTTTGTGCATAGTCGGTATCACTGGCTGCATTCGATTTAGCTGGCTGGCTTGGTGCCGGTGTTACAGGTGCTGACGGGCTAGGTGTCTGATTCGCAGTAAAGAAATCATCATAGAGCTGGCTGACGTCAAAATTACCATAGCTACCGGCGAATTGTTGATCACTCCGAAATTGCCAAGCATGATGGATCGTGTATCGATCACGACTCGTGTTATATGGATAATCAGCAATCCAGCCTCTATCAACAGACATTTTTGTGCCAACCCAACTACCCATTGTATAGATAGTTGACCGATACCCAGCTGCTTGAACAACTTCCATAAATGCCTTGTTGTTTGCGGTATTCGCCGCATAACTATTATTAGCTTGCTCGCTTGCCTCCACATCGGTTGCTAGAACAGCTCCAATTGGAAGGCCTGCAGACTGAGCTGCGGATACGGCAAACCGTGCTTCTGCACGTGCTCCCTCAACTGTGGTGTAACGGGCAAAGTGATAACCGTTAAGATAAAGTCCGGCTTGCTTCGCACTCGCCAAATTATACTTAGCTGTTGGGTCTACATAAGTAGTACCCTCACTAACCTTTTGAACAACTGCTTTGACTCCGTAATGAACCAACATGTCATAGTAATTGTCATACGTCATCAATCCGTTGTGATTGGAAGTATCCACCATATCGGTATTTGCTGCATTGACCTGCGATGGCAAGGCAAAAGAAATAGCCGCCAAGAAGGCGACTACCAAAGTAATTAGTTTAGTTTTAAATTTCATGGTGCCCTCCTTATTGCTGTGGAGCAACAGATGCTGGTGCCAGTTGAGCCTTAACTGCATCTGCGGCTGCTTGAGCTGCGGCAGCTACTTTGTCTTGATTAGATGCTTCCTGATCAACTGTCTTTTGTGGATAGGTTTCTGCTAGGCTGTCTTTCAAATCCGCAAAAGCTTTCTCAACTGCATTGGCAATTGTCTGCTCGTCTGTGCTGGTGAAGCCAAGCGATTTTAAGCCGTCTTTCACAGCCTGAATGGCAGTCGATTTCTTAACCTCACCGTCAATCGCCTGTGTCACACCAAGCTGTTCTGCCGCTGTTACCGCAGCATTTGCCAATGGGCCTAATACCTTTACCAAAGTCAGCGCTTGCTTGTTAGCCAGCAACTGTTTTGAGATCCAAGCCCCAATGATTGGGACTGCTGCTACTGCAAGTGATACTAAAAGTTCTGTCCAGTTATTCATCATCATTATCTCCTTTGATGCCTACATGATCTTCCAATCGAGTGATTCTAACCGAGTGACTGCCAAGCTCGTCATCGTGTGTTTTCAGATGAGCATTCAAGTCTGCCAGCGATTGTTCGTGCATTTTGAGCTGACGATTAATCGTCTCTGAAAGTATTTGAATATCAGAGCGTAATGGATCTAAGGCAATCTTTTTGAACAGCCAGCTGCCAGCGCTCACGCCCACCCCTATGATTGATATGAACTCCGCCCAGTCACCAATCGTGTATCCAAAAAATGTCACTTTCTCACTTCCTTCCACAAAAATAGCCGCTAGCTTTTGCTGGCGACATAGTCATTGCCTGTAATTTGCTTGTATTGATCTGGGGTGATCATTACCGGTACATAAGGTGTTAAATCAATTCCCCAACTGTAAAACAGCGCACACTGATCATAATCAGTCACTTGATTTCACCGCCTTCATATGCGCTACTTCAAGAGCAAGCGCGGCAAGCATCTGCTGCTCAGGTAACGCCTCAGGTTTAGGTCTGTCAGCGTCTGGATCATAGCCAGCATCAGGAATGACTTTACCGTCAATAATGCTGGCGTGGTTCTCGTAAAGACCATCCGTGCTATCGACTTCAATGATTTGCTGACCATCATCTGTTGACCCAACTGGCCGTGAGTCATTCATATAGGCCCAATTAAGCAGCCTATTGTTATTATCTGTCCACACTTTGATTTTCATAGTTGCCTCCTAGAAAAATGGATCGCCTGTTGGATATTCATCTTGCGTTATATATGAGAATGAGCCTCGATACCCGCCACTGCCAACAGACGGGATTAATCGCCAGTAGCCACCTGCCACGTAGTAAACGGCACAAGTAGCACCTATATACGATGTCGAAAACAACGTTGCCCCTGTTGCTTGCGGTAAATATGGCTTATATCCGGCTCTTGGCTGAACAAGATCAAGCCAGCCCTGCTTGCCTTTAGCGACGACATCAAAGCTGACTGTGCAAATGTTATTTCTTCTAGCATAATGAATGTATGCCCAGTCAATATCTGCGTTTGAATATGCAGTGGTGTTGTTCCAATAATAGGTGACATTATCTGTTGATTTGAATGAGCTGAACACATATTTTTTGGTGGCCGCATTTTCATCACTAATTAGAGTTAAAAGATTAAGCTTGCCGCCTTGCAAATTAGCATACTGAACATCACCGGCATTGTCAGGTGTGCGTTCGCGACTGATAAAACCTGATGGGCCCAAGTCACTAATCATCGTGTGTCCGTCTGCTATGCCTTGATCATTTTCAACGTTCCCTGTGATATTCACGTGACCATATTGCATATTGGTGTTGCCACTGCTGAACTTTCCTAAATTGGCATCGCTAAGAGCAGTGTGGTGGAATGGCGCATTGATATCAGGAGAATCAATGATCGCACTGTCAATCTCAATTGCAACAAGTTTCTCAATGTTCAAAATGGCCTGCTGGATACTTTGGTCAATCCAAGTTGATCCATTGTAATACTGTAATGCTGTGGCATCGTTAAGCGTTGTCCCGTGCCACCACAAGTCACCCTTCTTGGGACTAGCGGGCGTGCCCAACTGAATGTATGTGTATGGCACATCCTTGCTTCCGGGAACACCCGGAGGACCCTGTGGGCCTTTGAATAACGCCCACGAGTATTTAGTTGGGTCTGTGCTATCAGCTTGGGTCTGGTCAACGTATTGGCCGAAATAAGACTTACCATTGCCATCTGTGGTTGAAAAGCCTTGTTTCCCATCAATGCTGTTAGCATAGGCTGTATGAAAGTAGCTAGTTTTGCCATCGGCTCCCTTAGGGCCCGGGATACCAACACCAGTATCGCCCTTCGGCCCAGTAGCACCGGCTTGTGCGACTGAATAACCGACTTCATTCGTTCCATCAGTATAGAGCCACGTTGTCCGTGTCCACATGAATTGTCCAGGAGCAATGCTTGGAATGGTTGCTGACCAACCTGTGGTTGGCTTAGTGACACCATTTGACGAAACAGAATACTCGATAACGGTTGACTTAATACCTACTCCGTCTTTACCAGCAATACCATTAGCACCTGTGTTACCATCTTTGGCATTGTAACTGACAGTGTAACCAGACTCGCCGGTGTTATCTGTATACAGCCAAGTAGTCTGTGTCCACAGATACTGCCCCTTGATTAACGTTGGAACTTGTGCAGTCCAACCAGTAGTAGGTGCTGTGGTGCCAGAAGTACTCTGCGCATACATAATCTGCGTTGACTTAATTCCTACACCGTCTTTACCTGCTACACCATCTTTACCTGTATCACCTTTCGGCCCCTGCACTAGTTGCCAACTATAAACAGCTGGGTTGGTGCTATCGGCTTGTGTGAAGTCTGTATAACTACCAATGTACTTGCGAGAACCGGGAGTATCCAATGAGAAGTTAGTTTTACCATCACTGCTATCAGCATAAGCAATGTGGAAGTACGGTGTTTTACCATCTGCACCAGCTTTACCCGGAACCCCATCTTTACCATCAGCACCATCCGCACCCTTAATCAGTGACCAGCTATAGTCAATTGGATTCGTGCTGTCTCCAGATGTGAAGTCACTGTAAAAACCAATGTACTTGCGGTTAGGGTCAGTAGTTGAGAAATCGGTCTTCCCATCTTGGCTGTTTGCGTAAGCAAAGTGGGCATAGGCAGTACGACCATCAGCACCCTTGGCACCGGGCAAACCTTGATCGCCTTGAGGTCCTTTTGATCCATTGGTGCCTTGATAGGCTACGCTGTAAGACATGTTCTGTGTCCCATCTGTGTACAACGTTACTGTTCGCGACCACAAATAAGTCCCTTGTGATGCGGGCGGGATAGTTGAACTCCACGTACCAGATGGCGCAGTGGTACCGCTAGTGCCAATCTGGTAGGTGACTGCTGATGATTTAAGCCCAATGCCATCAGCGCCATTGGCTCCCATTTTGCCAACGCTGTAAGTTGTACTGGTTGATCCATCAGTCATGGTGATAATCGTTCGTGACCACAGATATTGATTGGCTGCAACATTCGGTACGGCATCAGACCATGTCCCTGTTGGGGCAGACACCCCAGACGATCCAGCCTGATAGGTCACATTCGACGATTGTATGCCAATACCGTCTTTCCCATCTTGTCCCTTATTCTGTTTTGCCAGCGCTTCAGCAAGAGCACGATATTCTGCACTTACCTGACTAGCTTGAATCAAATAATCCCCAAGCGTTGCTGTCCCGGATTCATTTGAGTATGAATAGGTAAGTTCTAGGACTCTTGCAGAAAGAAAAAGCTGTTCATCTTCATCAACCAGATAAACAGTGTCGCCTATATTGACAGTATCAGGCAGCTTGGCAATATCGACCTCGTAATTGACTGCTGGATGATTGAACTTCTCCAAGTCAGATAGAACCGATTGTAGAAGCGTTGCTTGAGTAGTAGCTTCATAGGTCTTGTTGCGAGTGATATGAGCGTCAACAGGATTGGTATTAGCGTTAGATAGCAAGCGACTCCATGTCCTAAGCGCTACTGGGTCTCTTAATACGCCATCACCGCCTAATACGTAACGGCCGTTGGGATCGGTCCAGCGGTAGCCCTTGAGCGTGATAGGATCGTTACTGCCCTCTGGTGTACCTCCGGTACCAGCAATAGCAGTACACAAGTCAGCAATATCACTAGTCGTGACAACCTTATTAAGATCAGTGTCTACACGCAGATAAATGCCCTTGTTGCCGCCAATGTGTTTCCTAATATCAATATACTTTCCGATGACGGACAAGCCTCTGACTTCAAACCGGAAGCTTAGCTCTACACCGAACTGTGTGGCAACTGACAGAATTCTAGTGAGAATTGATGAATCGTCTGAATCCCATTTCAAAGTCCGCGTTAGATCAGGAATCTCGTTGTAGCCGATCACAAATCCCGAATCACCAGCAAAAAGTTCAATATACTGAGCGATTGTCATTGCGCTTGAGGCCGCATAAGCACCAACGGTGCCATTAATTAAATCAATGCTGGCGTCCTCTGCCACAAACGTATTTGTGCCTGCTAGTGGATCATGCTCGGAACTCAGAATGGTTGTCCAAACTGATTCACCAGCACGGCCCTTGAACAAGACAAAATTACCCACCTTAGCCATTTCTTTGACCTGAGCCGACTGATCTGGCGAAAAATGCAGCGTTGCACTGTAGGAGCGGTAGCCACCTTCAACTGACTGATAGTCACCTTCTTGACCGCCAATATCATCAATAGCAATCACTGAACTAGACGCAAGTTCATCAGTTGACGCAATGCCAAGCTGATTGTATTTTCTGTCGGTAAAATAAAAATCAGCCATTACAAAAACGCCTCCTTAAATGCTACTTCTACTTCATATGGCTGTGCCCAAGAAGAACGCTGTGTCAAAATCTGTGTGTCACCCGGAAGCAACCTGAATTTTTTCCAGTCATTATCGATGAGTTGAAGATCAGCATTAACCACACCATTAACCAGTATCTGACGGTTAGCAACATCAATCGTTGCAACGTCTCCAGCGCTAAAACGATTACTAAGATCAGTCCAATAATCAACGTTAAGCCATTCAATATCCATGTCATAAACGCCCATATCGGGATATGGATAGTTTTCAAATCGCTGAAACCAAAGCGTCGCTCCCGTGATTGGAAGCGACGCTTCATCTGATGTCAACATGATTGGCGGCATTATCAGCGGCGGATTTCTGGTAATGACTTCAGATGGCTTAATACCGCCTTGAACAATACCAGCAAGTTGCAGAGTGAGCGTATTACCAAGCTTGGTCAACTTGGCCTCATAATAGCGGCCATTGCTGAAAACCCTGCGGTTAAGTGTCTGCTGGAAAACTAATGTTGATCCCGCAAACACTTGAACATCAACATCATCTTTGCCGCCGTAGTTTGATCTGATAATCACCTGATAGGCCACGCACGTGCTATTATCAAGCGTCATTTCAATGGCGCCTAAGGCATTAACGCTAGAATTGAACTTGTAGCGCCATTTGGCTATGAAGCTCTTAGTATTGCTGCCATTAGATGCATTTGTTGTCTTAAGATGAACCGAAGGACCTTCCCAATAGTACGAGTTGGTTGGCAAGAAGACTGGCTCAACTGCTGAACCATCGTCATCCGCATACTTAACTGAACCTTCCATGACATTCTTTTGTGCCGCGATATAGTAGTAATGGCTGTTAGTTTGGCCAGTGTTATAAGCCACACCAGCTGGCTCTTTATCGAAGCCTTCATATCGAGCAACCTCTGATCGTTTTCGCTCAACGCCATCGGCTTCTTCTGGATTGCCAAACTGTAAAACACCACCTTGGCTGTTAATTAAGGCAATCAATCCATTATCAGCGTGCATAGTTGCCGTAATAACTGGCTCAACCGGATAGGTGCCGCCATTATGAACCGTGATGGTGTTGGTATAGTATTCAGGATCAGCTGGGTTAGGCGACCATGGAGAAGCAGTGGGTTCTTGTTCTAGCTTAATCCAGACTTCGATGGTGGCATTCAGATTGTACATTCCAACACCAATCTGATTTTTTGTTCCAGTTAAAGGATTCTTTGTCATTGTCTTCGGCACTGATGTATACACGCCGTTGCCAGTGACATTGATAGGGTTAATCAAACCTTCCCATTTTCCTGTACTCATGGCGTCTTGGATATAAATGTTGGGGCCATCACTATTTTTGGGATCTACCTTGCCTTGATAATTGGTGACGATAACTTTAGCCGTAGTAGTAATGGTTTTACCTGACAAGTCTTCTGAAAGATTCATTGTAATAGGGTCAATATCCACATCGTCTTTGTTGGAGCCGATGGCGTGTGAAGCTATGACAAAGTTTACTGGCACGTCCTTGTATGGCATATTGTCAAACGTCTGCGTGGCTACCGAGTGCGCAATGCCATCGGGAACAAATAGCGTGAACGAAGAAGTGATCGCATTCCGGCCTTTAGGCACATCGTCAATATCAGAAAAAGTAGCAATCCAATATTTTGATGGGTCATCGTTGAAAGAAACCTGATGACTATCGCCATGAAGGATGCTGTTGAGCTTATAGAATGCTTGCCGGAACGAAATATTGTCCGCTGCTGCAAGCCTGTAGCCGACAACAATCTCACGAGAAGGGCTACGAACATACTGGATAAACTCGCCATCTGACTTGCCAATCGTTTGTTTCTCGATTGACTGACTTAGCAACTCTCGGCCACTGACTTGTAGCGTACTATAACCCGGAATCAAGTCTTCAATGTACTGGTCATCTATTAGCATCGCCTCTGCTGGGCGCTGATTATCATCAGAACCCTTGAAGGGCGTTGTTTCTCTGAAATCATACAAAATTAAAATAGCCCCTTTCGTCGATTGCTCATTCGTGTCATGCGACTGAGCTCTGTTTGCATTGGGTTTGCGGTTGCACGAGCAACCTCTCGGCCGTCAATGTACAGAGGAACCTCAATCGTTTGCTTGCGAGTGTAGTTGACATCAAGATTTGAAGACAAGGTTGCACCCTGTACACTGTTATTAAGCGACTGCAATGATGCATCAAAGGGAGAAGTGTTCACTTCCGGCATCGTCACTGCAGCACTGTCAGCAATAGCTTGTGCCATGCTCGAAACGTTCTTTTGGACATTTGAAAACTTGTCAGTAAGCCCTGCATTTAAGCCGTTCATGATGGCGTTACCAGCAGGTATGAGCAGCTTGGCATCGTAGCTGATTGGGCCTTTATGCTTGCGAATCCAAGAAGCAATTCCGCCAACAAAATCGGTGATCTTCCCCCAAGCTGCTTTAAGACCATTGAAGAAGCTATCCATGATGGCGCGGCCAGCGTCAGCCAGGCTAAAATTACGAAGGGCATTGAATGCTCCTTTGATGCCATTAACGATTCCACTTACCATGCCAGTAAAACCAGACCATACAGCCTTAGCACCATTAAAAATACTAGTAGCAGCTCCAATCACAATAGACTTTATGTTGCTCCAAGCTGATGAAAAAAATGATGTAATTCTGTTCCACAATCCGGAAAAGAATCCGGGAAGTGCGTTCCAAATTCCCTTGGCTGTGCTGACTGTTCCGCTCCATAGTCCTGATAAGAATGAAACAACACTGTTCCATACGCCTTCAGTGGTAGACACAATGCCGCTCCATAATCCACTGAAAAATGACGAAAGCGCACTCCAAATAGCGGAAGCGGCAGATACTGCACCATTCCAAATCCCCTCTAAAGTTGAAACCAAAGTATTCCAAACAGTCATTGCATAAGTTTGAATAAGGCTCCAAATACCGGAGAAATACGTAACAAGACCATTCCAGATCTGTCCAGCGGCAGAAACAATGCTATTCCAGATCAGCTGGAGATCAGCGCCTAGCTGTGTCCAATTTGCAGTAAGCAAATCAATGACAATAAGAATGGGACCCATAATAACTGCTTTAAGCATGTTCCAAACACCGGTAGCAACTTGGACAATCCCATTCCAAATTGTCGTCAGGGAACCGCCAAATGTTGACCATACAGCAGTGGCTACTGCAACTATTCCATTCCACAGAGTCGTGAAGAATGTGGATAGCGCGTTCCAAACTGCCGTTGCTGCAGTAACAGCACCTTGCCAGATAGCTGAGAGAGTGGTTGTGAATGCTGTCCAAGCAGCTGATGCTGTTGTCGTAATCCCAGTCCATAGATTACTGAAGAAACCTGTAATGCCGGCCCAAGCTGTCTGAATGCCGCTAATTGCAGATGTAAATGCACCCGATATTGCGTTCCAAACAGTTTGCGCAACTCCTACAAGTCCTTGCCAAGCTCCTTGTAACCACGATACAAATCCCGACCATAGTTTTTGGCCGGTCTTGGTTTGGGTGAAAAAGTACACCAGACCAGCAACCACTGCTGCAATCCCAGCAATCAAAAGTACCCACGGATTCATGCCTAAGATCAATCCAAACGCTTTCCATACACCACCAGCCGTTTTTACGATAGTCCCGAAGTTAGTGATAACGGATATAACGCCTCTAATAGGGCCAATCATTTTAGAAAAAACACCGAGAACGCTTGAAAATCCGCCGATGGCTAATCCAATTACTTTGAAGGCCCCGACAGCTCCAAGGATCGCCGCAGCAAATGATTTAACAATGTCGTTAGCAAACGCTGCTTTAACAATAGCTGCAATTGGCTTCAAAACAGCTATCACTCCGCTTAGAGCGCCCTTAACACCGTCAAAAATTGCTTTCCACGGTAAATTAGCAATAAAGTCCCCAACGGTAGTCATCGCTTCCATTGCTACTACTCCGAAATCTGTAACAGCTTGTTTGATTCCGTTAAATATTCCCGACATTTGCCCATTACCGAATGCCGAATTAAAAGCATCTCCGACCTTTTGAGCAATACTAATCAGATTGACAAATGCAACATTGGCTAAGCTACCAACTAGAATCCAAATGGTTTGTAAAACGGACCCGACTCCTTAAAGAACGGAACTGAGCCCGCTCATCGAGTCGCCCTTCCCCAAGCTGCTTAGTTGTGTCTTTATATTCAAAATCAATGCCGAAAACGGAGAAAAGAAATTACCGATTGATGATATAACAGAATCAAAATTAATTGCGCCAATCTTATCAATGATTCCGCTAATAACTCCGACAGCGACTTTAGACATTGCCTGCCATGCAGGCTGAAGCTTGTTTGCCAGTGTTTCCTGAAGGCCGTCCATTGCCTCGCCGACTGTCTTGTAACTCGTGGCCATCTTCTGGAAAGCCTTGCTGTTGCCTGCCTTTTCGATACCATCGAAGAACTGCTGTGTGCTTACTTTGCCGTTTTGAACATTCTGAACCAGTTCTTTGGTGCTCATGCCCATTGCTTTAGCAACGGCTGCCATGCCTGCTGGAGTCTGTTCAAGCATTAGACGAAAATCAGCCCACTGCACCATTGGCTTAGCAGCCATTTGTGTGCCTTGCTCCATCAATGTCTTCATGGCTTGCTTGGGATCATCAGTGGCAGCAGCTAGGCCACCCATACCTTTAACAAGGCGGCCAACTCCTTTTACACCTACTGATGCAAACTGCGCATAGGCAGAAGCCATGTCAGATGAACTGTAAATGGTCTTCTGAGCATATGATTGCAACGACTTTTCAATTGAGGAAATCTGTGCAGGCGTCTTACCCAGAAACTTCATATTACCCTCAAACGTCTGCCAAGCTTTGCTTGATTCGTCTAGTTCTCCTACCATGCTTCTCACACCATCGCCAATAGCCCCTACCACTTTGACAAGACCTATAGCTCCAGCAATTTTGCTCACGGTTGATACAAAATTCCCCGCTGGCTTTGTCGACTTTTCAAAGCTATCGCCGATCTTTGACGCAGAACTCGCAACATTCTTAAAAGTCCCCGAAAAGTTGCGGTCAACGGCGGATAAAATTGCTTCAACACTAAAACTGTCAGCCATGTGCTCCCTCCTTTCTTTCAGATAACGGAATGATTTTGCCTTCGCGCTTCAAACGCTGAAATTCGGCCATCCGTTTTGCAAACACTTGAGCTCTAGTATATTTGAGCTCGGTTGTACTCATCTGTGACACTTCATAATTGGGCTCATAATTTGATCGCACGTTATCAATAGCTGCTTTCTTATCAAAGAAATCATCAAAGGTCTGATACTTTGGCTTAGGATTCTTGCTCCCGGTTGTTGCCTGCACTTGCTGGTTCAGCCATGCTTGCTGTGCAATTTCGTTCTGTCTGTCGACTTGCTTAAGCTGATAGGCTTCCATGCGCAGTTCGTATTCAACAAGCGTCATGCGTTCAATTTTCAAAATATCAGAAAAGCCTAGATAGGCAAATGCGTTTAACAAGATTTCGTGATACGTTTCTTCACTACTCTTTTGAACGCTTTCGTCCTCATCTAGGCTTTCATGTTTTTTGCTACTGCTTTTACTGCGTTAGCACTGTTCATTTCATTTGCAACTTGCTTAAATAGAGAGTCTAAGTCCGTGTTGCTGTCAATAAAGTCATCGACTTCGTTAGCTGACGGGCGTTTCTTAGATGCAACGGTGGCTGAATAAATGGTGTCTGCTAAAACAGCAGCATCGTATGCATTCAGACCAGCTAGTGCCTTTGCAACACCCATGCCAAAGTTAATACCATGCATGACGGCACCCATATTCTTATCCATTTCGCGAACAAAGCGGACACCAAAGTTGAGTTCGTATTCTTTACCGTTAATGGTTAATTGCATGATTTAAAATCCTTTCTTTTAAAGCCGCCCGGGTTTCACCCGTACTGTGACTTTCTTGGGCGACTTGCATCAATTAATTAAGCGTGCGAAGTGCTGGTGGTCGTTGTTTCGCCTGAAACGTTCGTACCTGGATCTTTATCAGAATCCCACTTGACACCACCGCCGGTACTATCAATGCCAGTGACCTGGCCGACTCCAAGGAATACGTAATCGACCTGTTCCTGAGTTTCGCTATCCAGCGTTGTCCAGCCACGCTTTGGTGTTCCGTTAACTGAGAATGTGACATCGCGAGTAGAGTGATCATCAGGGTCATTGTCGCTGCTGTCTTCTTGAACGGTAACTTGCATGTACCATGCATAATACTTGCCATCGGAATTCTTACGCTTGCGGTAGAGAATCCAAAAGTCGAGTAATTCGCCGTTAAACAGTGAATCGTACATTACGTCTGCAATTGCAGCCGTGTTGTTCAGGAACTCGACTTCGAGATCGGTACTTGCGGAACTACGAGTTGCTACATTGCCGTCCTTGGTAACAGTAGAATCACTGTCAACAGACGGATCAAAGGACAGCGAAGTCTGCCAAGGGATAATTTGGCCGCTAACCGTTGCTTGATCGCTATGTTTGCGAGCCAAGGCAACAACGTCCATGCCTTCTAGCACTTTTAATTCATTTGCCATGTTATGGCCTCCTATAAAATATTGAGATTGAGTATCAGCGTGGCTCGGTTGAGAACCGTGTCAGGGACACTTTGGTCTTGTGTGAACTCTTTTGACTGATCTTCTACACGTCCATAGAATCGGTAGTCATCGGTTAGCACTTGTCCAATCGCGGCACGAAAAAAGCGCTCTGCCATATCAGATACGGTGAAACGCTGTTTTTTGTCGCCCCAGATGTCGATGGTGATCAGCACATTGCCATTGAGTGACGTCTTCGTTGCGGTAGGAACAACTTGAATATCTCCAACAATGACGAAGGGATACGGGGCGTTCTCCTGCTGCATGGGCAAATGGTCATAGCTCTTGTACCCGGACGATTGCGAAAACGCATAGAAGTAATCGTAGAGCTCTTGCTCTGGTGATGTGATTTGAATCACCTACTTTGCTGCTTGTTTAAGCTGATTAATAAACTGCACTTTCTGATAAAGGAACGCAGGCTTCAATACAGGACGTGCCCGCATGAATCGAGTTCCATTTTCGGTGTATGGGTTGTATTCCATTGACATGCCAACTATGCCCGTTAGGCCGCCATCTTCAAGCGATAACTTGATGCCACGCTTTGTAGCACCAGTAGGATGAGCATACACGGTGCCGGTCATTTGCTGAGAACGAGTCTGGAGCTGTGCTGTCTGCTGCTTGATGATTTGCTTGACAACGTCCATCTTTGCTCGCTTAAGCAGACCAGCTACCAGTTTGTCCATGCCCTTTATCTGCATATTGTAGCTAATGCTAGCTTTGCTCATTTCGTCTCACCCACAATCAAAGTGGCATTTTGAAGCGGGACACGGTCAGTATTGAGGGCATAATGAGTCGCTTCATCGTCAATCGTTAAATAGCTCCAATTGACGGTGACTGGCTCAACTAATCGGATCACCTTTGCCTTTTGAGCATAGTTTCCGAATAGCTGAACGCTCTTGTCTGTTCCCATGTCGGTGACACTGGCAACTGCAGTTGCCACCTTTTTCACATCACCGTATTGATGCGTTTGTGGATTATATTCTTCATCATCAAGCCAGAATGTAACCTCATGATCTAACCGCATACGATCACCTCTTCGGATAGCCAGAAATGAAGCTAACGGTGCCAAAAGAATTGGCATTCTTCCCGTTGGCTTCTTTCCAGTCATTGATGTCGTCAGCAAAATCATCGAAGTCATTAGATTTGAACGTGAACGACTGGCCTTCTTGCTCGTATGACGTCATGCCTTCGTTCTTACGCCTGTTGTAGCGTCTGACGCATACTTCTAGGGCAATGTAGGTCAACTCACTAGGAAAGGCCTCATCCGTTCGCAAACCGAGCTTAAATCGCAAGGCTTGCGTCGTATTTTTGATAATGAGGTTAAGCACATCATCCTGTGTATCAGTTTTGATTTCCATCATCGTCTTCAAATCTGCAAGTTTTATTGGATCGCTTTCTGCCATCACTTCACCGCCTTTATTGCTTGAGCGTACTTGTATGAGCACTTCAACTTATCAACGAAGCTAAGGTCTTCACCAAACGGGACTCGATCGGTGTACTTGCCCTTAAAGAAAAGATCATGCATATCACCGGTAACACCAGCATTGTGCATGATCTTGGTTTCATTCCACCGCTTGACTGGATCGGTAGCCCAACAAAAATCGAGCTCATCACTGATGACGGGCCCAATGTTGAAATACATCATATTCCAGAGTTGCGCCCACATTTCAGCGGTCCATTTCTGGATATTGCTGTCGACCGTTTGCAGGTATTGCCACAGTCGGCTGCTGTCGGCATACACCTTCCGCCAGTATTCAGCTGACGGGTGACTGATGATCCATTGGGCACCACCAGAATTGTGGTTGATCGTCTCAAGCGAAGCTACCGTAACGCCGACAATATCAGCCATGCGTTTCAGAATCTCTTCTCCGTGTTCGCACTGCTTGATATAGTCAACACTGATATAGCTAAGGGTGTTGCTACACAGCCAACGATTAGGCTTTGCTTTCAGCTTGCGAAAGTCTGGCCGTTTACGGAAGACCACATCGCTGTCAAAGTAGAAATAGTCTTCATTCTCACGCTCATGGTCTTCAGCTAAATACTGCCACCACAGCCAAGGCTTCACAGACGGGATATATTGCTTGTCTGAGCGCTTGTCGGTATACGTGTGTACTTCTACTCCATATTTGCTGGCAAGCGTTTCTGGCACCTTAGAATCATGCACAGTGAAGAGCAAAACGACATCTTTCATGTCAAACCCGACACTTTGCAGATTGGTTAGGCAGACTTCAAGCTCCCATTCAAAACGCTTAATAGCAGGTTGACACAAAATAAGCTTCATTCTGTCCTCCAATCAGCCGCCCGGTTTCCCGTACTGTCCTATTTCGATAGGCGACTTGCATCAATTAATTAAGCGTGCGAAGTGGTGGTAGTAGTTGTTTTGCCTGGAACGAGCACTTTGGCTTGCAAGACATTCTCGGCTTCTGGAAAGCTCGGAAGCGCGGTGGCTGCCGCCTTTTCCCACGTTGCAATTGGATCTTGCGTAGTCTCGTAAACGGTGGTAAACACATTGCCAACAGTGCCCTGTTGAACACCCGGAGTTGAAATCAGTCGGGACTCTTCAGGGGTAGGGCCATAAACGGTTTGCCCGAGCTGGTCATCACCAAAGGCTACCAAAGTGTCTTCCGGGAAGTACCGTTCAACGGTATAGATACCTTTGGCTCCCTGCTTACGGTACTTGGCATCATACGTGACAATAGTTGGCAAGCCGAACGACTGCATAACCGCATTGAGACTGCCAACACTAGGCAACAGGCCTGCTGTCTTGAAGTAGTCAGCAAATGCTTTACTCCGGATCAAGGCAGTCTGTACCTTGGAAGAAGTCAAGATTCGCGTTGGCACGTAGTCGAGCAGTGCAAACCAGTCTTGCAAGTCCTTAATCGGATCAGCACCATTTGCATCCCAAGAAGTAGTTGCGGTAACTTGGTGTTCTTCTGGAACATGGTAATCAACATTGAAGTTGAGATTGTTCTCATTGATGGTGATCTTCCCAGTTGCCAAAGTCTCCATGCGCATCTTTTCAACGCGTGCATAAACGCCTTGAACCAGCACATCCAAGTCGTTGTACACAAGGCTGGTCAGGTAGTTCTGTTCAGCCGGTGTGCGCGGATTGCGTAATGCGATCAGGTCCTTTTCCTTAAGCTGCATCTTGCGTTTGATGTAGCCGAGTTCAGCGGCCTGAACGCTCGCTTCACGACTGCCAATCTCCGCTTCCGTATCGAATGCAGAAATAGATGCCACGATAGGCGTCTTAGACCCACCACGAAGAAATTCAAAATCCAACTGATTAATTTTGGTTGATGGGAACAAGGTGTCCCCAAGCAATTGCGGGTACTGGCGGTTTTGAACGTAATCAAGTACCGTCTTTTGATTAAACAAATCTAAAATAGCTGGCATAAGTTAATCCTCCTTAGTCAGAAACGTGGCTGAATTTAATTTCTTTCAGCGCAGTGATAGCATTACTGGACGGCTTGACTGGCAAGCGAGCTGCGTTCACATATCCTTCAACGATGACGCCTACCGGTTGAGAACCCTCACTGACATCAACATCATTAATGGTCACGCCGATTGCCGTTGCATCGTTCTTTGGATAGATAGAACCTGCTGGCAATACACCTTTTACGACACCATCAGTTGAACTGTCGGCTTGGTGAGTGAATGAAACGAATTTCTCGCTATCCAAGAAGTTGATCTCAGATGCGGTTACCTTTTTACCTGCGTACATAAAAGTACCTCCTTATTTTTGTTTCCATGGGTCGTTAACAACTTGGCTCTGCTGATTCCGTTGTTTAGCAAATGCCGCGCCCGGAGTCTCCACCTTTGAACCATGCGTTTTGGGTGTGCTTCCCTTAAGCAACTCTTGACGAACACCTTCAGCCACTGCCTGATCATGCGCAATGAGCCACTTTACATTCGCCTCAGTAGATTCTGCCTCTGGCGTTACAACGTGCTGCAAATCGTCCTCAGTGACTGTCAGCTTAGCGTCTTCAAACATCGATCGAGCCTGTTTGCCCATCTCGTAGGTGGCAAGCTGTGACTTGAGTTCGTCTCGCTCTTTTTGAGCCTTTTCTAGCTCATAGTCTTTCTTCTGGTCGGCATTCATCTTGGCCAGTTTTGCAGCTTCGTCAACGGCAGCTTGCTTTTCTTTCTCGGCACGAGCAAGGCGTTTCTTGACGATTTCATTGACCTCTTCATCGGTGTAGACGTGCTTACCATCAGGATCAGGGTCAGCCGGTTCTCCTTGCTTCTTACCTTCAAGAGGATCTACCGGATCACCATCTTTTGGCTTAGGCGGATCGACTGGATCTTTCGGATCGCCTTGAGGATTATCTTCAGCGAAAAATTGCAAATTCATAGGCATTAAAATCTTAGGAATCATGTTCAGAACTCCTTCCACAGCTTTTTAGACGGATCAGGCTTGCGTCTTAATTTACCGGAGCTTTTAGAGTCAATCACGCTTGGACTTGATGGCATAAAAATAGCCGCTAGCTGCGGCTTATAAAAATCCTTTACGGCGTTGTGCGTCTCTAGATCGTTTATCAAGCTCGTGTTTGGTTGATGCCGCCTTTTCAGCGACATCTGCCAACGCGTATCCACAAGCGCTTGTACTATTGAATACTGCTGTCCGTTTCACGCCTGTTGCATTGCCAGTATATTCAAAGCTGAATCCCTTAGTAGTTGGCTTGAAATCAGAGACATTATCAAACATGTATGTCTGTCCATTATTTGTAAAAACGATTAATTGCTTCATGATTTTCTCTCCTTATTTGTCTACTGGTTCATATGTTTCTTCAAAAATGTCAGGCTTGCACGGGTAAAGCTCACCATGAACGCCTTTGATGATGTAATCACCATCCGAAACCTTCATGTCACCTTCAAGAGTTTTGATAACAGGATTAGTAGCCATCATCCCACCGTCTGGTGCGACATCGCCATTAACCATGGGATAGGCTGTGTGTCTCATATAAACCCATTTCTCATAATCGAACTGAACAGCTTCAATTTCAACCGGCTTCTTACGATATTTCATGACAGTACCTCCCTGACCAACTCCGGGTTCTGCTTGACCAACATGCGAAGTGCATGTGCTAATCCGTCAACCATTGCCTCATCATTGTTTTGCTGGTCGAACCCTCGCTCTTGCAGGATTGCGTGGATAATCTCATGTACTAAAGTGATTTTGGCCTCGTCCTCAGCCATACCTTCACATATACGGATACTAGCTTGCTTATAACGCGTATCGCCCCAGTAATCGCCTTTTAAGTCTTCGCTACTTAGCTGAAGCTCTTTGTGACTGACCTCCTCAACCTTGTACTCGATATCATCAATCAACACTTTTTCCGGTAGCTTCATTGTTTCCTCCTAATCATCGTCTGGCGCATATGCCGCAATGGAACATCGGCAGTTAGGGTGAGCTGGAATATCTGGCACATCGTCTACACGATAAATGCCTCTACCAGTTCTACCACCTTCTGAAATCTCCTTGCATACATCACACGCGCTTGGTTCAGCCACCCATTTGCAATAGTCATAGCCGAACTTATTGAAGCTATCTAATTGCGCCTGTGTTTGAATCCGAGCTGACTCAGTACGTGCAATTCGTTCTGTCACATAGCGGTGATTGTTCACCGTTTCTGCCACTTGACCGCGTAACTTGCGAGCAATCTTTAGTGGGCTCTGTCCTTGAATGGTGGCGGCAGTCAATAGCTCATCCAGTTCAGCTTTAAGAATGTCTTGGTTGATCCAAATGCGCTGTGAGAAGGTGTAATCTCCCTCTCGTTTGGAGAGCAATTTGGCTAAATCAGTGTAGCCGCCCTCAGATACCGTCTCTCCGAGTATTCCAGCTTGCCGTTTGATCTCGGATTGATAATCCTTACTCAGCTTGGAAACAAGATCGGCGTTCACTTTCATGTGTGCATCAAGCATTTCTTGACCAATCTCACTCTTGAGCATTTCTAAGCGATTAATGCGCATGGTAGCGTTGTATAGCTTGAGACGATCATTGACATCCTTGCTAAAGTCGGAATATTTGAGCGGTTCACCGTTGTACATCTTTCTAGCATCATCGACAATCGACTTTGCTTCCGCTTGATAAGCTTTAATATCGGTGGCCATTACTGCTTGACGCGCACCGGCCATACTGTCGTTGCTATATGCGGCATACTTGGCAAGCTCTGAATCAATATCCTTTTGAATGTTGGTTAAAGCTTTGTCAAAATATTCCTGAATTCGGGCATTGAACGCCTCGTCATTCTTAAGGTTCTCGACAATCCATTTCCGTTCAGCGGCCGTTCGCTTATTCCAGTAGGCAGAATTACTCGCTATCTGTTGCTGAGTCGTTGTTGTCATCATTGCTCCCTCCATCAGTCGAAGGCTTGCCGTCTGGGGTCAGTTCAAATCCTTTGCCCGCATCTCCCAGAATCTCGGCAGCTTTCTCCTCATCAAAGGGAAACGCGGAAGTAAGCATTTGAATAGCTGATTCTCTTGGCAAAGCATGTGAGGCAACCTGCTGCACGATTGAAATCATAGACGTGATCTGAGATCCATTAAGGCTTACTTGCTGAACAGTCTTAGCATCTGTACCGCTGGCATCGTCACCATTCATGAATTTCTGGAAGTCTGGACTTGATGGGCTGTTAGTAGCAGCGTCCTTTGCTTTCTGGGCAGTCTCGTCAGCAATACGTTTAATTTCAGCCTTAGGATCATCGACAAACGATAAGGTACTCAGCATGGTTTGATCTGATACAAGCCCTTTGAGTTTAGAAGCCGCGTCCGCTTCGTCGGTAATGTTCTCCGGAAGATTTCGCGTGAATGCGAAGTTAAGCTTTTGCCAGTCATCAGATTTACTTTCTGGAAGGATTGTCCCAACACTGAATGCAATCTTGTAAAGGGACCGGAGTGACTGTGTGAACTTACGATCTTGATTGGCCGCTAGGTTCCTCATTGGTAGCAATTTGTATTGCAATGCAACACCAGAGCTATTGCCGCTGAATGCTTCATCGTTCAAGTTTGCAACCATGCTAATCTGATAGATCATGCTGATGAGACGGTCAATGAGGTGTTCTTGAATTGCATCGCCATCAGGTTTGGTCAGAAATTCAGCTACGCCTTGAGCAGAATCGGCGTCTGGCGCATAGATGATTTGGTTGCCGTTAAGATCGAGTTTGGGGTTACCATCATCGTCTTCATCAAGTTTCAGACCCTTAAGAACCAAGTACGCATTGTCAAAATATTCATTCTGGTTCGCCTTTTGGCTTAGTACCTTGTCTAACGCATTGATGAGCGTCTCGACGTTTTCAAAGATGCCTTGACGCTCGGTGTTCATGAAGAACTCAACTGCCGGTACTTCGTTAAATGGGTTAAATCCGTCTGTCCCTTCAAGGCGTGTCATATCAAGAGCGTATATGCCGTCTCTCAGGTATACCTTTCCGGTCAACGTCTTGTCTTCATCATGCCAATACATGACAAACGCAATGGCTTTGTGCGCTACCGTGTCGTCATAGACAATGAATGAATTGATAGGCGAGCTGTACGCAATACACGTCTTGCTGTCTTCGTCTTGGTACAAAAAAGCAAGCGCCCGTCCGTAAATGGATGCTTGCTTGCTGATCTCGCTTAATTTGTCCTGAACGCTGTTCGTGTCGTTCCACTCTTGCAGCACAGTATTGTCCTGTGTGTTGTCGAGCGTGATCTTCGGTGGAATGCCAATGTAAAACCCGTTGTAGGTATCCACGATATAGTGAGCCAAGTTGCCAACAAGACGGTTGTCTGGCCCATGGTCCTTTTTCGCATCATCAATAATCTGGTGCTGACCGAGGTACATTTTCTTTGCTGGAAGGTACTTGTTTTTAGCTAGATCATCATTGGCGGTAATAAACGCATTGATGTCATCGCCAGTTAGCTCTTCATCAGTCGGGAAAATAAACACATCTCCGTTTGTGATTGAGCCTTTACCTTGAACTGTTAATATGATGGCCACCTCCTTAGAAGTATTTGCTTGTGTTCTTGAACGTGTGAGCTACATTTCTCCGTTTGATTACCTGCATGACAAAATATCTCATGGCGTCCATTGCGTGGTCATGTGCCTTAACCACTTTGTCTTCACCCTTTTGACTGGCCTTGTCATCCCACACATAAGACGCGAACTCTTTGAACAGATTAGTTAGCCCAGGTGTGAACTTGATCTCACCAGAGTTCATAGCTGTTTGCGTTTCTCTAATGCCGTTTAGCACATCGTTATCAGCTTTAATAACTCGATACCGGCTTTCTCTCAACTTGGCAATGAATGAAGCCGCTGAAGGGTCAACAATCACTTCACAGCGTATGTCACCGACAAATTGGCTAAAATCCCGAGCGTATTCATCATCTGTCTTCTGTCTGCTGCTATGCCGTCCATCGTAGTAGTACTCTTTGAGGCAATACCAAACAGACCCGCATTTACCCCAAAGCAAGAAAGCTGTGGGGTTCTGTGTGCCATAGTCAACACTGACATAGTATCGGCTTGGCTGCTGGCTTGGATTGCTGACCATCTCGTCTTTATTGAAGTTGTCGTAGACAATCCCATCAGCCAGAACCCATTGTCCCAGAATGTATCGCTGGTAGAACACTCCTGAGTACATATGTTCGTACCTGTCAATAACTTCATCGCTCAGGCTCGGATTGTCTGTCATCACAAAGTGGAGACGCAATGCGCGTTTATCGTCTGCTTGATCAATCCAGTCAGTCTTGAACCAGTGATACGGGCCCTCTGGGTTCATATTGAACCAGTATTTGCCGCCAGTAACGGAAACACGCGCTGTCGCTTGATTGACAAACGACTGTGGCATGAGAGCTGCTTCATCAAAGAACATTCCGGCAAGTGTGATCCCTTGAATCAGATCTTGGCTGCTTTCATCTTTACCGCCGAATAAATAGTAGAGGTTGGTTCTTCCATCAAGGCTGATTTCCAGCATGTTTTCTGAACGCCGATCCACAACCGAGAATCCCACTTGTTGCAATGTTTGTTTGAGTGGCCTGATAACATTTCGACGCAATGATCCAATGGTTTTGCCGGCAATGCCAAATTGCTCGCGGTCAAACATAATCATGCTCCACAGAACATAGCTGATCGACATCGCAAACGTCTTTCCGGAACGCACAGCACCATCAGCAATGATGGTCTGTTTGTCTGGATAGCGGCGCCACCAGTTGATGATGTCTAATTGTTTCCCTTTGAATTGATCAATCGGAGTTGTCATTGACATCACCGTCCTTTGGGATACTCTCATCAATTGCTGCCAAAAGCTTGTTCAGTCCTCCATATTGGCCTTCTGGAGTGCGGTAAGCGCTAGCTTTTGCTTCCATGATGTCAGCCTCAGCTTTGGACTTGCGAACGTCAGCCTTAGTTTTCTCAATATCAGTAATAATCTTCGTTAGCTGAGCATTGAGCAGCTCATCATTACCAGGGTAACGCTTTAACAATTCGCGTCCTGCTGCCATGCGGTCTTTGATGCTTGGATCGTTTTCAACAGACTCTGCGCCATCCGGAGTGCTAACTATAATTGTCTCCTTTGCCTCTCCACGAAGCACTGTGGTGAAGTATTGAAGCACCTCAGCAGCCTTGGCAATCTTGTCAGACTCGGTGCGTTTCATGCGTTCATCGATGGCAGCTTTAATGTTAGGTTTTGTTAGGTTTTCTGCACCGACAAACCTAGCCGTTCTTTTGCTGTATCCTGCTTCTAGTGCCGCTCTAGTGGCATTGCTATCAGCAATATAAGAGTCAACGAACTTCTTCTGTTTTGCTGTCAGTCGCATTACATATCACCACACCTTCCTTCCATTAAAAAAGCGGTAGCTAGTTAGCTATCGCTGGTTATAATTCATTAAGCTGTTGTTACTCCTGGATTTTCTTTACTAGGCTGTTTCTTCTTATCAGCCTTGGTCTTGTCCCGCTGTTTTTTCAACTTGTCCTTGAGGTTCTTATAGACGTCTTTTGGTGACGGCAAGTGGAATGCCACAGTATCCACCCCCTTTTTGACAAGCATACCTTACTTTCAGGATGTGCGTATCCGCCTCGCGTCTTAACTTGATTAGAGCGTGAATGGACAATTTCTCTGTCAATCTTGCCGATGGTCCACGCTTCAACTTTCGGCATGTAAACGCCGTATTTTGTTGTAATCATTTGAGCCATGAAATCACCTCACACATAGTAAATGGCACGAGTATCATGATCGCTGTATTCGACCAGCTCAAACGTTTTGTGAGCAACCACGCCAATATCATCAGTCCACTGATCGGTTGGCTTGCGTGTCGATACTTGACGCTGAACGAATCCGCCTAGGTCTTTGCTCATCTCTGAATGGAGATGCCCCGTGAACAGTTCGCGATTCTGTGCTGTGCCTAACATGAAGCCGAACTCATCTAGGTATTTTGCAAGGTAGTTGTTCTTACCCTTGTCTCCGTGAGTGGCCCCAATGAAGTTGTGGCCTAGCATTGCGCCTTTGTAATGCTTCAGTGATATGTCCCAAGTGATGTTTGTTTGGTTGCTGTAGGCGCGTTTCAATAGACGTGCAAACATATATCCAACTGAAGGATCATGGTTACCTGGCGCATACATGACCTCACACTCATTGGCGTTCTTGATAATTGCTTCAATCAGTGTCTCGAAGTATTGCTCCATTTCGTTCACAGTCTCGCCTAAGTCGGTTGTTTCGAGCTGTGTGCCCTTTGCTGTTGTCGAGTTGATATTATCCATATGAGCTAGATCACCGCCCAGAATGAGCAATATTTTGGCGTAGTGGCCGCGTTGAATGATTTCTAGTTGCCGTTTAAGAGATTCAGCATAGACGTCGAATGTGTGACCGTTGAAATGTGTGTCAAATGCAGGAATGACCAGATAGCGATCTGATTCCACAAAAATAGGAGCCTTAGCTTGATACGGCTCCTTATGTGTGATGATGTCATTCATCAATGATTCATATTGTTCAGCCTCGACCAATGGCCTGATTTGTATTTTGCTCTGGTACAATGTCGCTTCAGGCGTCTGCTTCCAGAAGTTGCTTGTGGCACGTACAAGCTCCCACTTGGTGTAATCGTACCCGTGAGCTTCCAGAACCTCTCTGGGAGTCATTTTGTGACCCCTGACAACCTTTAGAATGGTTTCACTGGACTGTGTTCCGTCTGAATCATATTCATTCTTTAGCGGCTTTTGGAACTCGATCCCAAGCCGTTTTGCTTTACCTTGAAGCGCATCATAGCTAATTCCGAGTTTGTCGGCTGTCTCGCGTCTGGTAAAGCCTTCAGAGGCGAGCTTCCTAATGTCACCGATCTGTTCATCTGTCCATTGCATCTACTCGCCTCCGAAATTATGTATAAAAATAGCACCTCACAAAAAGTGAAGTGCTTCAATGCAACCGCCGGGATTCGAACCCGATAAACTTTCCCATGCGCTTGGGTAGTTGTCCGTGTGAGCCGTTAGGCCTTCAGTTGCTCCTGCTTCTGCTATCCGAGGCGATGGTTTCTGAGCCCTCGGTTGCGGTGGTTCCCACATTGCCTTGAAGCGCAAGGCATGTGACCACGCTTTATATTCGCCCACTATACGCACTAGCAAACACGTTGGGCTTTACCGGTAATATCGCTGGTCGGGATTTGCACCCGGCATGAGCCATTGCCAGCCCCTCTAACTATGCGCATTTAATGGTTGGCGTCTACCTATTCCGCCACAGCGATTTGCTCGCTCTCCCAGTGTCAGATGGGGTCATCGCAAGCTGTGTCCGGTCGCTAAACTGGACAATGTGGCATGCGGGAATCGAACCCGCCTGACTATCTCAGCCAGTCCATTTGCCACGCCTTGCCACAGCTTTATCATCACCATGGCTCGGAGGAAAAACGCGGTGTCTCAGGTTTCTCACCTTTGGCACAATACCATCATATGACGGAAAAACAGTTGAAAGGTCTCACAAAGGTCTCATCTCGATTTCAACCAATGGACAAATCTCAGCGAATGCGATTAGCGCTTCTCGTTTTGTTCGATAATACTGGGCTTTTGATAAAAACAGCTTGTCCATTATTTGCTGGTCACTATATCGTTTGGTTAAGTAAGAACTTGTTAGTATAAGCCGATGATTCGCTGAATCCAGAGATTCAATAGCACCTTCGCAGCACGCTATATAGTACAGCTCGTCAGCGTGCGATACGAGCTTTTCCTCGGCTTTGTTGCCATAGCTAGGTGACTTGGGCATACCGTCCATTACGGGGCTTCTGAGCGCTATTTTGGTGCGTTGAGCGAGCCGCTTGTGATGCCAGTAGTTCCCCAAGACCTCTTTGGCGTTTTCAATTGTTTTATCATGATCAATTGGGCTAAAATATCTCGTTGCTCGCACCACTGCGTCCACTCCTTATGGTATAATTGATTTTGTAAAAGTTTGGGGGATAAGCGTGCCTTCGTGGTGCGCTTTTGTTATACTGTTTGTGAAGATGGTGGCTTAAGTTCCATTATTCAAAAGCCATGTATTGCATAAAAGTCCCTGTCTTCCACCCGTCGCTAATCCGGCGGTTTTTTGTTATACTGTCTTCGGAGGCCCACTCCAAAATGATTATTACCCTGGTTCAATTCACACACTGGCCTCCAGCGCGCCGCCAATCCGGCGTGCTTTTTTGTGTACTTTCGATATTTGTGTTTGCTACACTGATTAAGGAGGCAGCCTCTATTGTGGCGAAATTCATTACTTACATCTCTTAGCTTAATCTGCCTCCAGCGCGTCCCTCATCAGGCGCGCTTTTTTATTTGCTTTCAGAAGGCCAAATGAGCTCCCATGGATCAATCCCAGCTCCATATGCGATTTTATCTAAGGTGTTAAGTGAAACACTGCCCTTTCCAGAGATTACATATTCAAGCGTGGTGATGGGTATTCCGATCTCTTTTGCATATTTGGCTTGTGTCATGTTCAGATCGTATATATTCATCCTAAGGTTTTCGGCCAATGCTCGTTTGCTGTCCAAGCTGTTCATCTCCTACTTAGTTTTCCAGTTAGCCCACATCCACATTGCAGCACCTGAGATTATCAGCATGACGGCAATCATTGCTTTCCCTCCAATAGCTGTTTGTCCTCAAAGATATTTCCAATGACCTCACATGTTTCAACACCACTTTGAAAAATGGTTGCAAGTGCATTTGCATCATAATTCCACGCTGCCGGTATGCCTTCCAAATCAAACGCTGGGTAGTCTTCATCGCCAAACCATTTTACGATTGCTACATATGATTCACCGTCTTCTCCGGTTGTGACTCTCAAAATATCGCCTTCGTAGATTTTCTGCCCGTTCTTGTCGTGCAAGCCGGTAAACTGTTCGACAACATACCGATTATTATCCAAGAATCCGGCAAAGTACTCTTCGTCATAAACAGCATTCTCACCATTTTCATACTTAACACAGCCGCTAAGCGTGTCATATGCTCCCTGTATGTCATACAAGTAACACTCGTGCACCTTATCCCACGCTCTGAACTTAATCTCTCGTTTCATTTCTCTGCCTCCAATTTCACGATTTCCCCTGTTTCCACAACGCGCCAGACACCAAGCAACCATGCACGGGCAAATGTCTCAGAATGGTAGAATATCCACTCAGTTTCCTCATAATCTACTGCGTGAAAATCTGAGGCGGCAATAATCGCTGATCTTAATGTTGATCCCTGTTTCTGCCGTTCGATGTACTCACCCACTTCTTTCGGAATCACCGGCAGATCATCTGGCAAGGCATTGTCATAGTCATACATGAATAAATCTGCATCTTGGTGTCCGATATTGCCGCCGCTTGCTTGTGCATCAGCTAGTGCGTCAACGGCATCTACCAACACGTCCCGCTTCGTCTCTGTCATAATTTTCTCCCACAAATTGGGCAATAGCTAATTGCCTTATCCAAAACGACTGATACTTCTCTGAACCGGTTCATTTGTGTGACGCACAACTTTGGGTGCTGGTCTTCTGGTGATTTGATTCGTGCCTTTACCCGTCTGTACAATTTGTGTTTGCGGATAAAATCGAAATATTCTGTCTTATCTGAAATAGCTTTTCCGTAATGTGCATGCTTTGATTGTGGGTCAACTTCGTGGCAATACGGGCAACTTTTCTGATTGTCAGTTTCATCCGGAAGGGCGACGTCATAGTCCTTCTCATATTTAATTAAAATTTGGTCAAACTCGCATCCACCGTGTGTTTCTTCTCCTTGAAGTCCACAACTGTGAACCAAATCGTCCCATTCTCTTAGTGCTTTCTCGAACACGTCCCGCTTCGTCTCATTGCTCATCGTTAGTCACCTCCACAATAGTCATTGCAGGAACAGTCCACCAATCTGGGTAGTCCGCTGATGCGTCGATAAACTCTTCTGCTTTTTCGTATGTCCTAAATGTGGCAATTACTTCACCACCAAACATATTGCGACATTCATACCTCATCGTCAGTCACCTCTTCTTTCTCGCAGTCTTGCAGATCGTAATGTTCTATCTCTGATTCGGTGAACTCGCCGCGAAGTTTTTTATCCGCTGGGCAAATCGTCAGCAAATATGCTTCACTCTCCTTGTAGTACCAAACATCTTTGGTATGTGGCACCTTGACGTTGTACTTCTTCTCCTTTGCCACGGTGTAGCCATTGACATAAGCATTCATCAGCAGCTTCTCCAAACAAAGGGAATTACCAGTATGGTCAGAAATATGGGATGCTGGAAATTGAGACTTGTTTGCCCCTTCAACAATTTCAGCTTGTTCCTTGCTTAGCACTACCTTTTCATGCTCCTCAACTAAGGTCACAACGTGGCCATTCTCTGCATGGGCTGCTCTTTCAGCGGCTGGTTTGTCTGCAAACATTTCTCCCCATAATCGCCATAACGGAGCGCCTTGTTCGCTATACAATAAGAGCAATCCTTCATCGTTCTTAACCGCGTACAGTTTTTCTTCGCTCATTTTTCGTCCTCCAGCTTGTGTAAGATGTTCATGCTGTGAATGTGTGCCAACGTATCATCAAGTTCCTCTTGCGAATGGATTAATGGAATGCTAAAGTGCGCGTCATCTCCCTTGTATTCTTCTGGAATATGATGGCCAATGTCATATGCTGTGTGACAACGACCATCCGGTGTACCATCTAACACGATGACTGCAATGTCATTTGACGGCTCCCATTCAACAATCATCAAGTTAGGAATCTTAAAGATTTCCCGTGCGTAATTGCAAAGCACGATATTGTACTTTCGGAAGTTTTCATGATCATTGTCAACTAAGCAGTTACGCGTAACCATCGCCAACTGATATAGCCCCTGATTCCAGTCATAGTGGTCATGTGGCAATGCAAATGCTGCTGTTACTTTCATTTTTCGTCCTCCTGTTTGATTGGCACTAGTTTGTAGTCCACATCTTCGTACATGACGCCTACAACCTTGCCAGTCTTTTTGCTGACGTAGATGTCATCGAACGTGTCGTCTCCCGTTTTCATTGTTCATCCTCCTCACAGCCACATAGCAGCCCATATCAGCGCAGGAAGTACAGCGGCCACCACCGCACTATCAAGCAAAATCTGTTTGAACTCTTTTCTCGTCATTTGTGTGCCTCTCATTTCGCGCTGACTGACTTCACAGCCTGATCGGAATAGTCCTTGATGCTCTGTGCGTCTTTGATTGCCTGTGATAAGTCATTGTTTGCCTGTTTGGCGGCTTCTAACTGTGATGTAAGGTCATTGATTTTCTGTTGCTTAGCATCGACCTCAGCCTGTTTCTTGGCGACTGCTTGCTGGCCTTCAACGATCTTTTGCTGAATCTGGGCATCTTTGCTTGCCATGTCGTTTCCGTATTGCTGTTTTAGGGACGCATACTGTGCCTGCGCGTCAGACAACTGATGTTGCAAATCGGACAAACTGGATTGTGAAGCGTTGATCTTGGCCGTCAGCTTGTCGATATTGTTTTTGGTCTCCACGATGTTCTGGTGACCTTGCCAAACATTGTCGGCAATGGCGGTTGCACCGGCCCCAAACATAAGCCCTGCTAAAACAGTTACTGTAAATGTCAATTTTTTATTCATGATTTTTTCTCCTTAGTTTTTAAAGTTGTTCTTCCGTGAATAGCCCAGTGTGATAGTCATATCTAGCAATCGTGATCGGTATTTTGTACCTGATCATGAACAGCAGCATTCGAAGTCTGGCATCGGTGGTCAAAGTCGCGTCTCCGCCTTTCACGTCAACAACCTTTGTCAACTCATCACCGTCATAAAAGCAGTAGTCGGGTGTGTATACGCGTGCTGAATAGCGTTTGCCATTGATCTTGAATGCCGACAAAATCTCAAACGATTCTTGAATCGTTACCTTCTGTGGCTTGTTGCGTATCAGCATGTAATAGGCGCCCTCTGCCTTGCTTGCAAATCGAATGCCATCAATTACGACTGGCTGCGCATTGTACTTGCCTCTGCGTCTCTTGCGAACAACCATGGCTAACGACTCGCAATCTCTTCATGGCCGTTATTGCGGCGGGGTAACTTGATCTCAAATTCGCTTGCAACTCGCTTCACGAACGTTGTTGACTTCCCGATCCGTTTTGCAACGTCAATCAGTGTGTCGCATTGTGAGGCCGCTTCTGCAATCCCACGCGCGTATTTGGCACGGGCTTCTTTTCGCTTTTTGAAATCTTTTTAAGGCCAGTGTTTACTGAGGTCTTCAAAGTATCGCTGTCATCAACACCGGCTACCGCACGTTTCTCGACAATCGCTTTCTTTGATACAACGATCAGGTTATTGAACTCCTGTTTCTCTATTTTTGAGAATGCTTTGCTTTTTGAGATGTCTAGCATTGCTGAGTTTTCGTAGCGCTTAAGCAATTCAGCTTTGAAGTCGCGCCACACTTTGTCGCCTTGCTTGTATAAACGCACTGTTACTTGTGTCATGCTTTCTTCTCTCCTTGCTTATCAGGTCTCAGTTCGTCAAGGCTAACGCCTAGGGCATCCGCAATTCGGATCATCGTTGAAAATGACGGATCTTTGCTTTGACCCGTTTTGATTGAATAAATAGTTGTTGGATTTTTATACCCAGCAACTCTGGATAGTTGACGGATACCGTAGCCTTTTGCACGCATAAATCTTTCAATGATGTGCCACATGTTGATCCTCCATATTTTTCTGGAATGGCATCACTTTGTTAGGACTGTAAATAATTCATATCCGTCTACCTCTGTATCCCCACGGTTAATTGCGTCTCCAATGTACTCAGGACAGCGATCAAGAAAACGGCAGGCTTCAGACCGACTATAAAAATATCTAATTTTTCCAGTTGAGGGATCGCGCAATACGACAGGAACTGCTGCCTTGTTGAGCTTATGCTCATATGCATGCATCAAGTTCCCACGTGGAGTAATCCATTCCAGATTATCGGCATTATTATTTGACGGGTTTCCATCGATGTGATTCACATCCGGTAAATTTTCATAGTTCGCATGAAAAGCCGCGCATACTAGCCGATGAACCAAAAACTGCTTACTAGCACGAGATTTCCACAACGTAACGCGCTTGTATCCGCCCTTATCAGTCTTCTGCTTGAGTGTTCGTCCTTTCCAATGCCGAACAATTTCGCGCCCGTTAAACATGCGTACTGTCGTTTTCCCGGGGATCGTTCGCACTTGGCCTTTGTCAGATACTTGATAGATTCCCTTGTAATTCTCAATGTCTTTCCAATTTTCCATTTTTAATTACCCCTTTTAAGTCAGAACGGAAGATCATCGGAAATGTCTATCGGCTGGCCATTATTAGCAAACGGATCCGTGGTATTCGCTCGCGAAGCATTTGGAGTCGTTTGACTCGTGTTTGTGGTCTCTGTTGCTGATGCATTGGCCGTTTGCTGTGATTTAGGGCTGTTCTGAGACGCCTGTCGTGACTCAAGCAAAGCAAAATTATCAACGATTACCTCGGTCACGAACACTTTCTGCCCTTGCGCGTTATCATACGTGCGCGTTTGGATATGGCCTTCCACACCAACCAAGGATCCTTTTTTGGTGAAGTTTGCAAAGTTCTCAGCCGACTTGCGCCAGATCACACAACTGATAAAGTCAGTTTCACGTTCTCCGTTTGAACTGCGGAACTGACGATCAACGGCCAGCGTGAACGAGCCGACAGCGGTTCCGCTTTGTGTGTAGCGCAAATCAACATCTCTTGTCAGTCGGCCTGTTAGTGAGACACTGTTTAGCAATATGCTTCCTCCTAATTCTTTTCGCCGAGTTTATTGAGCTGTTCAAGTTGTTCAGCCAGCTTGGCCCGCTGTTCGGGCGTCACTTCATGCTTTGGTTCCTGATATCCAGGCTTTAACCAGTCAGGTTCTTTATCAACGCGCTCTGGCTTGCCGTAACGCCGCTGAGGTTGATTCGTTTTGCGTTCACTATCGTTTGCTTCGACAGCAGTAACCGTGAGAAGACGCTTGCTCTCCCAGTTTTTCAAGATGCCATTGACGTACTTGTAGTTTCTGACATTGCTTTCAACCGCAGTCCGCAGCGCATTTAGAACTAGCTTCTCAGGTTCAGGTGATCCTGCTTTTCGCATGTCATCAACCCAATCAACAAGGCTTTCTCTGGTGAACGGTGACAGTTGTCCAAACCCATTTCCTTCCCAGAAATTGCAAATATCAAGAATTGATGATGACGACGATGACGGTTCTTCAGCAGGCCTCTCTGCTGCCTTTACTGGAGCAGTAGTCTGTTGTCGTTTAGTTTTATTTACTTTACTTTCCTTTACTTTACTTTTATTGCCATCATCTTCTTGTGGCTTTGCTATATCTTTGCTATTCTCACTTGATGGCTTTGCTATAGCTTTGCCATTCCATCGTTTAGCTGCCCCTTTTTTGCCAGCGGCCGCACGCTTATTTGAAACTTCGTCTTTGATTAACATTCGTTTGTTGAATGATTCGGAGTAGAAGCACTCACCGTTATCGGCGAAGGCAAATAACCCAAAGTTCTCAACGATGTCCTTGATTAAGGATGCGTCCACACGAAGGTCAAAGGCTATCATGTTGTAATCTTTGACACTCATATATTCGCTGTCGTCTCTTAGACGTTCCAAAAGCATAAAGTACACGCCATAACCTTCGGCTCCGTATTTCATACGAACCTTCAAGATTTTGGCATCATTGCGTGCGTTGCTGTCATGAGGGAAATAACTATTCATGTTTTTCCCTCCAGTCAAGAAACGCTTTTTCTGACTTGTCCTTCTTTTGACGGTTACAACGCCGGCACGCGGTTGCAAGATTAGACATTTCATTTGTTCCACCGCGAGATATTGGAACAATATGATCTACCTCAAGTTTTCCACCTACCCGGCCACAATAAACGCACGTATAAGCATCGCGTTTAAAAACCTTTTTCCGGATTTGTTGCCACAGCTTCACATTGACGTTGTATAGGCGTTTAGCTACAAACTGCTCATAAAACTCTTGCCATTCAGCATTCAAATCGTTTTCATATACAACTCTCTGTTTTGCGGCAAAACTGATAAATCGTTCTCTGCATGGGGAAGACAGCCTTGCAACCCTTGCGTTTTTCTCCAAGTCTCGCCTTACTCCTAATTCGAGAACTGACTCATACCATTTTCTTTTCAATGCCAAGCGATCATCTCCTATTCAATAAGATCGTAAAGACTAATGATCTGTTGGAGATGCTTGGTAGCACGACAGTATTCGCAGTGCTCACATCGATGGGGTTTTTCCTGTCCGTTTTTAACTGCTTCAATCCGCGGTTGAAGTTCCTTCACCTTTTCCAACCAATAATCGAGCAAGTCTTGCGGAATTGAGACAGCAGCCTTATCAGGTGGATCTTGCTTCGAAACTGCGATAATCACCGGCACCGCCTGCACCCCGTACTGCTGTCGGATTAGCTCTTGGTAAACGGCCATCTGGAGAGAATAGTTATAAGCTTCAATAAATGAGCCGTAACGCCGTTCATCAGGCAAATAGAAGCGCTTGTTGATGTCCATGGTCGTCTTTAGATCGGCAAAGTATTTGTGATTTGTTGGAAGACAATCAAGTTTGCCTTTCCACATCACACCACCAATCTCACCACGTACAATGACTTCCTTCTTTCCCTGATAGAACTCTTTGAACATCGGGTCCGTTCGGAGCGTTTTAATCATGGCATCAGCCATTTGGTATTCCTTCTTAAGCTGGCCTTGTGTGGCACCACGTGTTGAGATGATCTCTGGATGCTGTGCTTTGAATTTTCTGTGAGCATAACGGCTTTGAAAGTAGCTATGAAGATAGTTACCGACAAGTAAGGCCGTTGGGTCTCGCTTAGGTTTCCATTCGCCTTTCATTTCAGCCAGTGCTTCAGCCTCGCAAGCCATGAACTTTTTGAACCACGTCGGTGACTCGTACTGCCAATCCATGCGATTGCTGTAGTAGTTCCTACTTGTTAGCTTGGCCTTGGAAGAGATTTGCGACTTCTTTGTCTGTGACTGGTTGATGTTCAGATCGTTCTGCTTGTTCTGGCTCTCTTGGTTCGTCCTGATCGGCATCTGCAACATGCTTTTTATCCTCCTTCGGTTTGCTATCAATCAAATCATCAAAGTTAGGTGTTACATCTCTCGGCTCCGAGTTATCGTATTCATCAGCGGTGGTGTCGTTTACGGCTCCAAGCAACAGATCATTGTCTGAGCTGGAGTTGATGAAAAACTTGGCAGCACGATTAAGCACCGTGCGTTTAGCCATTTCTTCAGGGAATTCTTGTTGTACCTTCTTGGTCTTCGCATGGCTCCAGCTTTGATCAATCTGTTTTTTTGTCATGATGGTGAAATTCTCGGTGCCGTTGTTGTCAACAATCACCGCAAAAGCACCGGCAATTGGATTATCTTGGTTTTCAATGCGTGGCTCGAAGACTTTCACAACCGTGCGTCCCCTATCAGAACCAATTTGAAAGTTGTCGCCTTCTCGAACAACTTCAGCCCAAACGTCTTTGACGTTGTCAAGCCTTTTCAAGATTGCTAAGCTTCCGAAATATGAGCGCATCAGTGTTAAGTCTTTGCCATAAGGAATGAAATAGACCTGGTTCTTCGCAGGGCTTAAACCCTGAATAACCATATTGAGCAGCGCCTTTGCCTGTGATTGTGGGCTTGTTTTGTCTAAAAGCGACGGGCCCTTGCTATTATCAGATAGTGTTAGCCAAGCCGAGTTCAGGGCATTACTGGGACTATAATTGGCCGGAAGCTTCAAGCCCTCATTCTTCTGCATTTGAGTGATACGGTTGTTCACGCTTGCTACAATTTCATTAGCCATGTTCAAATTCCTCCTAGTAGTCGGCGGCAATCGCTACACCGCTGAGTTCGTGCAAAATATACTTTCGAATTTCGGCAGGATCATCTTTGATCGTGTCGCCTTCTGGGCCAACGTTCGCGATGATTTCATCGCCTGAGTAAATCGGATCACCCTTCCAATCAGTGCGGACTTTTTTTATATCCATTTCACTTCGCCGCCTTCCGTGATAAACTAGGAGTGAAAATAATTTTGCTTAGATTTTTGCTTCCCGTGGTTGCAGCCATGGGATTTTTTTGTGCGCATTTGTTGAGCATCCGTTGACTAAGTTCGAACATCCAAAGCCAACCGCTATCTCCATGGCTCTTGTAAATCACGTTCTCGGCTTGATCATGAATGTCTTGCCAATATGCCTTCGTATCACGCATAGTTCTTTCTCCTAACGTGTCCATTGTTTCCAGCCTCCTACTGCTGTGGCGCCGATCATGATGCCAGCGAGAACGACAAGCAGATATTTCCAAAAGGCTGATGATGGGTCAAACAGCACTGACATGATTGCTTCTAGCATTTGTTAGTCCTCCGTGTATGTTTCCATGAACTTGTCAACCGCCTTTGAGTACCAACGGTCACGAGACTTGTCGCTCTTCTTGCGACCATCATTGCCAGATTCGTATCGTGGCATGCCTGATTGATATGCAATACGTTCAAAGGCGTCGGTACCAAGTGACAGCTTCAGCTTTGCACTTAACTCGCCCTTGTTCATTCCGTGGCCAGGCAAAGCATCTTCAACAGCTTTGTTTACCATCGCCTGAACTACTGGCTTAAGATTGTCTGCAAGATGAACTGCAATGAGTTCTGCAAGCTTGTCGTCCTCATTAACTTTCACCGCTACATCCATGCTTTCACCTTCTCTACAGGTCTGATTTGAGACTTCAATGATCCAATTAGACTTTCCAGGCTTTCAACTAGTGATTCACCTGAATCGATGTATGATCTGATCTTGCTCACGTCGGTTGGTGTGAAGTGATCACGTCCTTTAGACATTGCTGGTTCTGCTCGTTCTCTAGCCTCTTCAAATTTCTTTTGGGCCATTTTTTCGTGGAGATAAACAACGTATGGATCGTCAGTATCAAGATCATCAGCGAATACTCTTAATCCAGTCTGATATTCGATCGCTGCGTTCAAAAATCGATCATTACCAATTGCAAGCGCCATGGGAATCAGCTTATCGTCTGGTATGCCTCTTGCTTCCCAATTGCTGACAGCGGCTTGCGTAACGTGCATTTTCGCAGCCAAGTTCTTACGAGTTAGGCCCTCTTCTTGAAGGCCTCTTGAAAATTCATGAAAGATGTTAATTGCCATAACCACACCTCCTTCAAATGTGTACCGCCGATGTAGTAGTTTCACGGCGATATATGCGATGATTAAGCTGTAGCAAGGTAATCAATCATTTCGTTCCTTGCACGTTCCCTTTCAGCACTGATTGCCATTTCGAGCATGTCATCGTCCATGGTTTCCCAAAAAGCTTTGGGCTTATCATCGCGGTAGCTCATCAGCGCTTCGATCATTTGCTGTCGATCCATGTGGCTCACCTCCTTAACTTGAAAACTGAATATTGTGTGATTGCCTCCCGCCGAGTGCGATAATTGCATCGAAGGGAGGTGATTAATGATGCAACGCCAGTTTGTTTCATCAAGCCGGATTCGTAGCGTAGGTTGGTCGAATGACACCCTTGAAGTAGAATTCAAGGACGGTGCTGTTTACCAATACCACGACGTTTCAGCAGGCGAGTATCAAGCGTTCATTCGCTCTAGCTCACTCGGCTCTGCTCTGTCACGATTAGACAAGGTCCATCCATATAACCGCATCTAGTCTTTATGGGTCTCCGCTGGCATGAAGGTGTCGGTGGAGACCTTTTTAATCCCATCAGCGTCAATTTCAATCCGCTGGTATGGATTTCCTTGTTCCTGCAATATTTCTGCAATGCGCAATGCGTGTTGCTTAAGCTCTTCGTTCATTTGACTGCCTCCTCTCGCTGGGCGGAATTATGTTTACTTAAAGTTGACTGGTATTCCAAAAAAATAAGATCCGGCTTCGTTTTTAATGCAGTGGCAATTTTAAATGCCAATTCATAGCTGACACGGCGTTCTCCGCGTTCGATCAATGAATAATATCCTTTGCTAATGCCAATCATATTTGAAATATCTTGCATTGTAAGATGAAATTCCTTGCGGCGTTCTTTCAGCTTTTCGTTCAAATGATCACCTCCTAATCAACTTTATGTAAACACTATAATCTACAATTAGTAAACTGTCAACTAAAAAAGTGAACTTTTTTTAAACTTTGTTGAGTTTACAATTTGTATACACTATTCTATTCCTATGAGGTGATATGATGAGCTTCGGAGAAAGACTAAAAGAACTTAGGAACGAAAAGAAGATGACCCAATCTGATGTCGGAAAAATTATAAATGTCAGCAAAGCGTCTGTTTCTTTATATGAAAAGAACGAAAGAACTCCTGACCAAGATTCTATTAAGAAACTAGCCAGTTACTTTAATGTTTCTACCGACTTTTTGCTTGGAGTTACTGATGTTCGCTCAAAGCCGGAGCAAATTGACATATCAGATTCAAAAAATGACACCATCATGACTTTTGAAGGTCGCCCCATTCCGCCTGAAGATCTTGAGATAATCAAGAGACTTCTTCGAGGTGGCAAACATGATGACTGATTTTACTAGTGACATGCTGAGAGAAGTTTTAAACTACGGCTTTGACCGTGGAGTCGGGGCTGAGCTGACATATAAGCTGAAGCCGTACACGCCGTCAGTTTCTAATCCTGAAACACGTTGGATTGCGGTTAATATGAACTGGCATAAGCCGAAACAATTGCCTTATCAGGCTGCACACGAAATAATGCACGTTCTACATCAAGATCCGGCTTGCTTATACTTTTATTCGGCTTCAAAGAACAGCATTGAGGGTGAAGCTAACATAGGCGGAATCCATATACTTGTTCCTTTATACTTTGCCGATATTGATGAGGAAGACGCCAACCTGAATCAATTCATGGAAGCCTTTGGCATTCCATCACCAATGGAAGATGCTGCTTCAGAAGCGATAAAAGGTTTTTATATATAACTGATTGTTAGTCCAGACACGGAAGACGATAAAAGCTGAAAATTATTTATGGAGGAAAACAAAATGGCAAAAAAGGTAATGGGTGCTGATGGTAAGCAATATAAGGTGAAAAAGCCTTTTTACAAACGCGTTTGGTTTTGGATATTAGTTGTTGTTGTGCTAGCAGCAATCGGTGGTGGCCTCAATAATAAGGGAAAATCAAGCAGCGAATCCACGGAAAAAACGGCAGTTAGCAAAACGGATAAATCATCTTCAAGTACAGCCTCATCTTCGGAACCGGAAGATAAAGTGTATAAAGTTGGTGAAGTTGCAAGCTATAAAGGCTATGAAATTAAGGTAAATAATGTCAAATTCGACCAAGGCGATGACATTAACACTCCGGATTCAGGTAAGCAATATGTAATCGCAAATATCACAATCACAAACAACACCGACAAGTCACAAGATTATAACCCCTTCTTTTTCAAATTAAATGCCGATGGTAACAAAACCGATTTCAGCGAGATTACCACAAATGTTGAAGATACTCTTCATTCAGGCTCTTTAGATAAAGGTGCTACAGTTACGGGTAATCTTGTAGGACAAGCAAAAACAGATGCTAAGTCATTACAGCTTCAATATCAGCCATCATTTTGGAATGACAAGTCAATCAAGATAGATCTGAAATAGTGTTTATTTCCCCGAGCAATTGGTAGAAGCCAAACGGCTTGGGGCTTTTGTTGGGCACAAAAATAGCCCCGGTGGCGAGGCTTAGGAGGTGGAACATTCATGGGGTCAGTGACATCCCGCGTCAGCCCACAATGGAGATTCGATACGGACAACTCAGGCGGGGGCCATACATCTGTTGACTCCGCATTCGTACTGGACGACTTGCTCTACATTTATTCAAATAAGGCTCCTTTGGACAAAAATCGACTCATGTTAATTATTGAAGGAAACGCCGGGCCGATATACGTCACCAATACCCCTCTCGCGCACGAGCTCATCATCTTGAACACCAAGCAAGCACGATTGTGGGCACGCGACGTTTATCAATTGGCGCACGAGTTGACGCACTTTGTCATATTTCACGGGATTCAACAGCCACAATTCAAATGGTTTGAAGAAACACTGGCAGAATTGTCCTCATACTTCTTCCTTAAACAAATGGCTGCTTACTGGGCTGCATCGAACAATCAAATTAAGAGGGCCTATGCAGACAGCTTTCTGGAATATGTTGAGCTCGAGCGCCCCGAGGCTGAAGATATCAAGATGTCTGATTTATCCGATCCGTCATCGCATACCAGCCTAATGCTGGAGGGCTATCAATACGACCGTCCGAAGAACAATTACATTGCCCAGAAGATTCTCCCGGTCGTTGAAAACAATCCGGCTTACTGGAGGGCTCTACCCTTTCTTGAAAAAGTTAGCAATGCAACCAGTTTCCTCGACTTCATGACGAAGTGGAAGGCCGTCTCACCTAAAGAAACGGGAGAAGCCCTGTCCGCAGTCACTTCTTTATTTGAATCAGATCATTGACGGTATTGCCAGGAGGTCCCGGAAGTCCTGGATCATCGTGCTCATATCTAGCCACAATTCCATGCTGACGCAACGCCATTTTAATGTCTTTTAAATCGTAATCTATGCTTTGTAGGGCGAGCAGCAGCTCCTCACTCATAAAGTGCGGCTGATTCTTGTTGTCCAC